TTGATAATTTCAACTTTGAAGTTATAGATGAATCTGCTAACAACATTGACGAACTTAATGATCTAGAAGAATTCTACATATCATTCTATGATACTTTTAAAGGTAATGGATATAATATGACATCTGGTGGTGATAATTATATTATTTCACAAGAAACTTTGAAAAAAATATCTAAACGTATGATAGGTAATAAAAATCATTTCTATGGTAGAACTCATACAGAAAAAACTAAAATAAAAATATCTGAAACTAATAAAGGTCATAAAAGATGTATTGGTAGAAAATATTCAAAAGAAACTTTAGAAAAAATGTCTGTCTCTGGAAAAAACAGAACAGATAATATCAGAAGTATAATTCAAATAAACAAAACAACAGGTGAAGAAATTGCTTGTTGGTTATCAATCAAAGATGCAGGTGAAATTCTTAATATACCACGACCAAATATTTCACGTGCTTTACCAAGAAATGATTATTCTGCTGGTGGTTTCAAATGGAGATACTTAGATGTCAGCATATAAAATTGGAAAAATTGGTGTATATGGGGATAAAGATCGAGCAATGCAACGTAAATTGTCATTTGAACGTACTTCCTTAACACATCATCCTATTATAGTTTATCGCTATTTGGGTGATGCAACATTAGGTGCAGGATCAAGTATTACTGATATACAAGATAACATCTGGATGGAGAACAGGGATCGCAGATATGACAGTAATGGTGTTCAGATCAACGCAGAGGTTGTTCAACGTGATGAACAACCTTACGATTTGTCGGCCTTTGGTATCATATCACCTTTGGGTGATTCACAGTTATTCAGAATACACATTAATAGTTTCGAAGCTGATGGTCTTTCAAGATATATTATTGTTGGGGATGTGATCCGCGTTCCTTTCTTCAAAGATCGGAATGGAAATGATTTACATTTTGAAGTAACAGATGTTGATGAATCACCAGCATTTGAAAGTTTCTATGTAACTATTACGGCATCTAAAGTGAAAGACTCACAAGAAATGGAAGAAATTGACTCTATTGCAAGTAACTCAGACGCTCTTGATGACCTTCAGGCGGCACTTAATGCTGATTATGATGCAACGTTCCTAGAAAGCGGATTAACATCTGAACCATCGTTATATGCAGACAGAGATTACGTTGAGGACGGGTATTGGAATCCAGCACCAACGTCTTCTGGTTATACAGATGAAGGTACACGTGAAGATTATGATCCTAGACCACACGCAGATTTCCTTGATGATCCTAACGCTCAATCTTTTTAATAGATAAATAATCACATGTATATATATTGTATAACAAATTTGGTGAATAATAAGAAATATGTTGGTCAAACTATTAAGGATAATCCTAATAATAGATGGAAAGAACATATTAATGTTGCTAAAAGAAATTCTCCATATCATATCCACAAAGCTATAATAATGTATGGTGTCAAAAACTTCCAATTCGAAGTAATAGATGGTTCTGCTTCTAACATTGATGAACTCAATGATTTAGAAGAATTCTATATTGGATTTTATGATACTTTTAAAGGTGTTGGATATAACTCTACTTCTGGTGGTGATAATTTCATTCACTCAGAAGAAACAAAGAAAAAGATGTCATTACGACATGCAGGTGAAAAAAACTCTTTTTATGGTAAGAAACACTCAAACGAAACTAAACAAAAGATAAGTAAAGCTGGTGTAGGTAGAATTGTATCAGATGAAACTAGACAAAAATTATCAAAATCACTAAAAGGTCTTGGTATTGGTATACGTAGGTCAAATGAAATAAAGTATAAAATCAGTAAATCATTAATAGGAAATACAAGAAGTTCTAAAAAAGTAGTTCAAATAGACAAAGATAATGGTGAAGAAATTACATGTTGGTTTTCTGCTGTCAACGCAATGGAAATATTAAAAATTGATAAATCTTCTATTTCAAGATGTTGTAAAAATAAAGCAAATTATGCTGGTGGATTTGTGTGGAGGTATATGTAAATGGCACATACATACAATTATGATGGTGCTTTTAAATCATACATCACTCAGTTTATGAGAGTTTTTTCTGGGTTTCAAGTTGAATTTAATAGGGATGATGATAACGATTCTATTAAGGATAAGAAAACGTGTCCTGTATTTTATGGAAACATGGACAGAATAGTTGCGAATGTTTTACACAAAGAAGGTGTGTCAACAAATATATCATTACCAATTATGTCAGCAGTACTCACTGGAATTGAATTAAATCCAGAAATACGTAGAAGTAACTATCATGAAGAAAACGTATCTCGTATCAGAGGGTCTGATAATGCACGTGTAATTAATCAGAAAGTTATTGGAACACCTTATAAAATTTCAATGGATTTATCAATCTATACCAGTTCAACTGATCAAATTTTTCAGTTACTTGAACAGATCATGATTATGTTCAATCCAAAATTAACTATACAGAAATCAGATAATATTTTAGATTTTACATACTTATCAGAAATCGAATTGGTAAGTGTCAACCAAGAAACAAATATTCCAGCAGCTACTGATGAACGTATGATTGTATGGTCAATATCTTTTTTGATGGATGTTTGGTTAGATTATCCAATGAAAGAAAGCACAAATATCATCGAAGAAATTATTACAACAATTAAAGATAATACAGTTGATTCTGCGGGAGTAGACCTAGATTCATTCGTTGTGGATCAGAACACTAATCCGAAGGATTTATAATAATGACGGTTAAAGCACAGGTAAATCGTTCATTACATACTAAATCTTCTGAGAAGTTCTATGTAACGTTCTTTAAACTTCCTGAAAATATTTCAAATATATTAGGACGTGAAGTTCAGATGTCAACACGTCCGAATATTTCATTTAATGAATCTGAAATTTTTAATAAAAGTAAAAAATGGTCACAAAAAGAACGTATTGAATATCAACCTATTGACGTAACTTTTATTGATGATATGGAATCATTAATTAATCATGCATTATATTCACAAATTAAACGACAAACTTATGTTACACCTACTACAAACGGTGAATATATGTTTGAAATGTTAATTAAAATTTATTCAGCTAATAGTGAAATTGTAGAAACAATATTATTAAAGCATTGCAGAATTCAAAGTATTAATCATTCTGAACAAATTTATGCAGACAGTACTAACAATATCACAACAGTTACCATAGCATTCAATGAATTAGACTACTCATTCCCTGTGCTAGAAACATAAATAGATATAAATACTAATTATATAAAGAATCATAGGAGATTTAAAAATGGCATTAGGTTATGACGCAACAATTCGCAATGCACGTTTAGATGCAATCACCACAGCAATTGATGCTGGTGCAGGTGCAGGAACAATTAAAATTTATGACAGTACAGGTACTGGTCGTCCAGCTACGGGTGCTGCTGTAACTACGCAAGTATTACTTGCAACATTAACATTTACAGATCCATCATTCCCTGCTGCCGCAGCAGGTGCTATGTCTGCAAATGCTATCACTGATGACGTTGCAGCAGATGCAACAGGTACAGCAACATGGTTCAGAGTTGAAGACTCTGTTTCAGGTCATGTTATGGACGGTGATGTTGGTACTAGTGGTTCTGATTTGAATTTGAACACAGTAAGTTTAGTTGTTGGTGCAACAGTTTCAATCACACAATTCGATTTAACTGCTGGTAACGCTTAATTTGTAATCCAGTTGTAACTTATGGCAACAGGTACTCTAAATTTAATTGAATTAGATGATACTTCTGCTATTGTAGCTGAAGAAGTTTTTACAGGCACAATAGCAGAAGTCGAAGCTAATGATAGTATCACTTCTAATGGTATTGAAACATTCACTGGTACTTTAAATGTAACAGAAGATGATGATACTCCTACTATAATTGGGGGGAGAGGTCATTATGGAACAATATCATCAACTGAATCTGACGACAGCCCTTCAATAACATCCATCGAAACATTCACTGGTACTTTAAATGTACCAGATGATGATGATGTTCCTTCAATAACATCCACTGAAACATTCACTGGTACTTTAAATGTAACAGATGATGATGACGTTCATACTATTAATGGTAACGTTACTTTAATAGATTATATCGGTACATTAGATATAACCGAAGCTGATGATTCTGTTATAACTGCTGGTGAAATGACATATGATTTCAGAGGTACGTTAGATGTAACTGAAGACGATGATACTCCTGCTATTAACACTGAAGCAGAATATACGGGTACTTTATCAGAAGTTGAATCAGATGATACTCCAACTATTAATGGTGGTATGTCAATACATGCTCACACAGGTACTCTTAATTTAATTGAATCTGATGATAGTGTAATAATCACAAGTGAAGAAATATTTGCTGGTACATTAGATGTAACTGAAGCAAATGACGATGTTATTATTAATTCTGCTAACATAGGTACATTAGATGTAACTGAACCTGATGATACTATTACTGCTAACGGCATTGAAATATTTGCTGGTACATTAGATGTAACTGAAGCGGGTGATACCACAACAACCGATAGTGATTCTGAATACATTGGTACTCTGAGTATTGTTGAAATTGATGATACTCCTGCTATTAACGGTACTTCTATATTAGACATAACAGGTACTTTAAATGTATCAGAGAATGATGACACCAGTATTATTGTTGGTGTGTATCCTGTTGATGGTACTGTTGTAGTTGTTGAACGTGATGATTTCACTATCACTGATGGTAATGTTGTTGTGTTACCAAGCAAAGGTAAAACATCAAATCAAATAACACGTCCACTTGTTGCTAAAACAATTGAGAAGTTCTATGTTTCTTTTTATGGTATGACAGAAAACATTTCTAATATATTGGGTAGTGAAGTTATGAGTCTGGAAAGACCTAACCTTACATTCAATGATATGGATATATACAACAAAGGAAAACGTTTCGGTAATAATGCATTAATACATTATCAACCATTAACAATTATTTTCTATGATGACGATCAATCTTTGGTTAATTATGCTTTGATTAATCAAGTCAAAAAACAAACATTTAAAATTGATGGTGATGATGATTTTCAAATCCATACCAAGATATATTCTCCTAATGGAAGTATACCTGAAGAATTTACATTAAAGAATTGTCATATACAAAACATCACTTACTCTGAAAGTAGTGTACAAGATTCAACCATTAGTACAATCTCTGTAACAATTACTTATAATGATTTGGATTATTCTTTTCCTGTATTAGATAGTTTAAATTTATAAATATCTACATGAAAACACAAATTGTATTTGTTATAAACAAACGGATTTTTAATGGCAAACTAACACGATTTTTCACAGGTTGTTATTGTTATCATGTGGGTATTCTTATTGATGGTAATTTCTATGATATAGCACCCTTTAAAGGTAGGCGTGTTAAAAAATACGAACCACAACATTATGAAAATGATGAACATATAATTTTCGATTCACTTGTCAATATAAAAGAAGAAATGTTAATTGATAAAATTATTAATCTAAATATTCATTATGGATACCTAGATTATTTCTTATTTCTTTTTAAACCTTTAATCAGAATCTTTCCAAAATTCAAACTGATAAATCCACGTGGAGAAATCTGTTCAGAACAAGTAAATAATGATTTATTTGAATCTGGGATGAGAACTCCTTGGCATCCTAGTGACCATCCACCTAGTCCTTGTACGATGCTTGAATATTTCTTTAATAAATATAAACAACAATAAAAGGTAATTAAATATGAGTTCAATAATTTTTCATTGGAGCGTACATTCATCACTGGATAATGCACACGCACAAAAGAAACTTCTTGCAAGATGGAATCTTACTTGTAAGGCATTTGGTATAACAGATTTAAAATGTGTATCAGATAATCCAGATGTAGATATTACAGATGCTGAAATTACATTCACAAGATTTGATACTTTATCAGATGCTCTTTCATCTTGTACAAATGAATTAGTGTTCATTGAATTGGGTGGTGAAAATATTAATACATTTACGCATCCAACAGATGCTACTTATATATTTGGTGCTGACTATGGTGGTATGGGTCTTGATATGCCTGTCGATGCTACTCCTTTAACAATTAATACAAACAACCTACCCTTACATTCTGAAATAGCTTGCGGAATAGTATTAAGTCATAGATTCGATAATATCTAATGGCGTTAGCAATATCAGACACACGAACAATATTTACTACTAATGATACTGTTGGTGGTTGGGATGAAGCTACTACATCTGTATATACTGATCCTGCTGAAGATGGTATCAAAGAAGGTGCAGGTTTTGTTGCGTATGATGTTGATATAGAAACACTATATAACTTTGAAGTAGGTATAACGACACCTACAGATATGACAGGTTATCATTATGGTGGTTGGTTACGTGTGACAAATCCTTCTGGTCTTGATACAAAAGCAAATGGTGGTATGCAACTTGCTTTACGTGATGGAGCAGGTAATGAATCTTATTGGTATGTAGGAGGTGGAGATACTTATTTTGGTGGTTGGGTTTATTTCGTTTGTGATTTTACAAAAACACCTGATGCAAATAGTGGTACACCTGCCGTATTAACTAACGCTCTAGATTTAGGTGTCGGGTTTAAATGTTTAACTAAAACATTAAACGATAACTGTCAAATGGATCTTATGCATTATGGTACAAATACACAAGGTTTAATCATAACTGGTTCACAAGATACTGGAACTTATGGAACAGA